TAAATGGGTAACTAAGGAAGCACTATGCGAATGCGGTAAGTATATGGATAGCGAACCTACAGAGGGATTGCCTAACCTTAAAAGAACAGAACCTAGTTTAAGTAAACAAAGAGATAAGCTATGGGCAGGAGCAAAAGAAAAACTAATTGGCACAAGAGGAATAAACGAAGACTACTAAATGAAGTTTGTAATAAAAGACAATAGAGACAAGCAAAGCCTATTTAGTTACTTAAAAGAATTAGAGAACGACTACATAGTAAGTGTAAAGAAACAAAGAAACACAAGAAGCAATATGCAGAACAGTTACTATTGGAAATGTATCGTACAGGGATTAGCAGAAGAACTTGGATATTTCCCTAATGAATTGCATGATGCTTTAAGGTGTAAGTTCTTATCAGAATACGAAATGATAAGTATTAATGATAATCAAATAGCAATAAATAAAATAGGAAGTACAACATCTTTAAACACTAAACAATTTGAGCAATACACAGAACAAATAAGAGTGTGGGCTTTAACTGAATTAGGCATAAGGCTTATGCTTCCAAATGAATACGAGTAATTTCTATTATATATTATGGAAACAGAACAAAAGAGGACACAGGAGGGTAAAAAGAAATTACTAGCTGCACTAGAAGTATCATTAGGAATAGTAACTGAAGCGTGTGAGAAAGCAGAAATAACAAGAAGCAGACACTATGCTTGGTATAATAGTGATGAAGATTACAAGAAAGCAGTTGATGAAATTGACAGTAAGTTTATTGACTTTGCTGAAACAAGTTTAAAGAAACAAATAAAAGAAGGGAATACTACAGCCACTACATTCTTTTTAAGAACAAGAGGTCGTAAGCGTGGTTATAATGAGAAGCAAGAGATAGACCTAACTTCAGGAGATGAAAGAATTAAAATAAATATAAATCTTGGAGATTAGTCCTGAATTTACACCGAAGCAAAAGGAGTGTTTGAAATATCTATTTGACAATAGTACTAAAGAAGTTCTATTTGGAGGTGCAGCAGGTGGAGGTAAGTCTTGGGTTGGCGTAAGCTATTTAATCTTAATGTGCCTTCAATATCCTAAGACTAGGTATCTAATGGGGAGGTCTAAGTTAGATGCTTTAAAAAAGACTACACTAAATACTTTCTTTGAAGTTTGTACTGCTTGGAATTTAAAAGCCATAAAGGATTACACTTTTAATGGTTCAAGTAATGTGATTACCTTTTACAATGGTTCTGAGATAATATTAAAGGACTTATTCTTATACCCATCGGACAGAAACTTTGATAGTTTAGGTTCATTAGAAATTACAGGAGCTTTTATTGATGAAGCTAATCAGATAACTGAAAAAGCAAAGAATGTAGTGGCTTCAAGACTTAGATACAAACTTGATGAGAATAGTTTAATACCTAAGTTACTGATGACTTGTAACCCTGCTAAGAATTGGGTGTACTCAGAGTATTACAGACCTGCACAGGAAAAGACAATCAAGCACTACAGAAAGTTTATCCAATCATTAGTTATAGATAACACTTACATATCTAAGCACTATGAAACACAACTATCACAATTAGATGAACTAAGCAAACAAAGACTTCTATTTGGAAATTGGGAGTATGACGCAACTACTGATAGTTTAATAGACTACAACTCAATAATGAGTATGTTTAATCAAAAAGGAATAGAGGGTGATAAATATATAACTTGTGATGTAGCACGATTTGGAAGCGATAAGACAGTCATAATGCTTTGGCAAGGGTTACACATTAGATATATAAGAACATTGCTTAAATCGTCTATAAATGAGGTTGTGGACGAAATTAAGAAACTACAACAAGAGAACGGTGTTAATCTTAGAAATATTATAGTAGATGAGGATGGAGTTGGGGGAGGTGTAAAAGATTATTTAAGATGTCAGGGGTTTACCAATAACGCAAGAGCTTTAAAAGGTGAGAACTATCAGAACCTAAAGACTCAATGTTATTACAAATTAGCAGACCAAATAAACAAAGGGCAAATAGGAGTTAGTTGTTCAGATGTAAATATAAAGAATTACATAACGGAAGAATTGGAACAAGTAAGAACTAAGGACGCTGACAAAGATAACAAGTTACAAATAATTCCAAAAGATACAGTTAAAGCAATTTTAGGGCGTTCTCCTGATTATGCTGATGCTTTAGCTATGAGAATGTATTATGAGATTGACAGTAACTTTGGGAAGTATTACGTACAGTAAGTTTATTAGAATAAAATTGTTCTTAAAATAGTAGTGTCTGTCCAAAGTACTTCGTTTGCTAGCTCGTCCGCATACGGGATTACGATTTATTACCAACCTTTTGAGTGTTTACATCAAACCTTTATTTGATGTGATAATACCACTTGCTTCGCTTCAGTATATATGCCTTCACAGAGCCTAATCCCACCGTTTAATCAAGTTTAATACTTCGCCAAGTATTAAAATAATATTGCTATCATTTTATTTTATAAAGCGTCTAACTTTTTTAACTCTCGTCGCTAGGGTGCGCGTCTAGTTTCCTATATATCAGATTTCGTTTTCTACTATTTCAATGAACAATTATAGTGCAAAGATACACTTTTTTTTTAATTGTAACAATTATAAACAGAATTATTACCAAAGTTATTAACAATTGAGGTGTTAAACTAAAAACAACAAATTTCTATTATATATAAGATGAAAGTAAATATTCAAAAAAAAGGTAAGGTAAGAAAGTTTAAACTTATTAGTAGTTGGGAAGAAGTAACTCTAGAGAAGTGGTTGAAACTTATTGATTTTGAAACAGGTACTAAAACAGAAGAAGCAACAGAAACAATAGCAGCGTTATCTAATATTCCTAAGCAGTTAGTAAAGGAATTAGCTTTAAAAGATGTAGCAGTATTGATGAGTAAAATTGCAGAGCTACAACAAAAGCAAGATACAAAGTTAAAAAGGATTATTGAAATAGAAGGAGTTGAGTACGGTTTTCATCCTGATTTAGATAGTATTACTTTAGGCGAATATGCGGATATTGAAACATTTATAAAGAACGGAATAGAAAAGCATTTAGCTGAATTGATGGCGGTATTGTATAGACCAATAAAAGAAAAGAAAAATGACATTTATATTATTGATGCTTATGATGGAAATATTCGGCTTAGGACGGAAGAAATGAAAAAGATGTCAGCAGAACAAGTGCAAAGTGCATTGGTTTTTTTTTACAATTTAGGCAGAGAATTGTCAGCGATTTTGCCATTATATTTGATGGAGCGGCTGACGGAAATGCAGACGCAATAGCAACTGAAAGCTTTGCAGAGAAATGGGGTTGGTTTGGCGTGATGTATAGATTGACAAATGGCGAGATAGTAAACTTAGAAAGAATAACGAATTTAGGACTGTTAGAGTGCTTGACTTGGTTAAGTTATGAAACAGATTTAAACTCACAAAATAAAGTTAAAAGAAATGGTGAACAATAAAAGTTATAATAATGTCGTGAACACTTTGCTAAGACTAGGCGAGTTTCACGAACAAATAAGCACAATTTCAGTTGGTGATATTTACGACCTCAACTTAGAAAAGATGGAGAAGTTCCCTTTAATGCATATTAACCCTACTTCAGTTGAAACAGGCGACAGTCAATTAACTTATAACTTCCAAGTGTTTATTATGGACATGGTAGGCGAAAAGTCAGATTGGCAAACTAAACAACATTCAGAATTAACTAAGCTAGTAAATACAGAGAATAACGAGCAAGAAGTATTTAATCAAACTTTAGCTATTTGTACGGACTTAATAGGAATGTTAAGGCATAGCTCAAGACAATCTTTAAACGGAGTAAATGATATAAACGAACCTATCTATTTTACACAAGACCAATTTACAATAGAGCCTTTTCAGGAAAGGTTCGATAACTTATGTTGTGGCTATGTGTTTAATATAGGAGTATTAGTACAAAATGATTTTCAAACTTGTAATATTCCTGCAAATATTAGAGGTGCAGGTTACTAATGATAAAATTTAAGATAGGAAGATTAATAGTTCAAATAGGATGGAAGAAATTTAAAATAACAGTAAAGCTATGAATTACGAAGACATATTAGAAAAGCTAGAAGCAATAAGCATAGAACTAGAAAGTTATAACGACTATCCACAAGCAGCTAGTAACAATGCTAAAAGAGCAAGAAAATATAAAGAAGAAAACGGAAGCAGTTGCGGTACTAGAGTAGGTTGGACACGTTCAGCACAATTAGCCGACAGAAAACCTATCAGCAGAGATACAATCGCAAGAATGGCATCATTTAAAAGACACCAACAACATAAAGACGTTCCTTACTCAGAAGGGTGCGGAGGTTTAATGTGGGATGCTTGGGGCGGTTCGTCTGGTGTAAATTGGGCAATAAATAAACTTAAACAAATAGATAAAAAATAAAATGGCAGATTTAACAACAACAATTACAGAAAATGTAGTCCTTAACGGCTCAGTCAGAGGTTCTACAAACACTTTAACAACTACAGGCATAGTAGATGTATTTGAAAGAATATTAACTTGTACGCACTCGCAAACTACAACAGTTGCAGTATTTAATTCAACTCCGCATGGTGCTGATGGTGCTTTAGATGTAGAGAATTGTAAATACCTAAGAGTTACAAATTTAAGTGATGACCAAGATATGAAAGTAGCTTTTGTAACTTCAGCAACTAACTATCAAGTAACAGTTAGGGCAGGCGGCTCGCATATCTTATACCAAGCAGAAGAAGCATTAATTGGTGAAGAAGACGCAAGTCCTGCATTCCCTACATTACAAGATTTAGTTACAGTAGAAGTAAGACCTTCAGCAACAACTGATGTACAAGTAGAAGTCTTTGCAGCGTTAGTATAATGAATTTACCCTCACTTGAAAGGTATCTAAAGAGCTTTGGAAAACAAGTAGTTAAACAAGCTCAAGGAAACTTATCTAAAGCAGGTAAGAAGGGAGCTTTGTCTAATTCAATAGACTTCTTTGTTATAAGAAAAGGCGGTACATTAACAGTTAGATTTAAGATGGCTGCTTATGGTGTTTTTGTAGATAAAGGGGTATCAGGTAATAAAGTAAAAAGAAGCTATCTAGATAGAGATGGTAAAACAAAATCTAGCCCTTTTAAATATACAACAAAAGCACCTCCTATTGATATAATTTCAAAGTGGATTAAGAAAAAAGGAATAAAAGGTCATGGAGTAAAAAGAGGTAGGTCTAAAAATACAGGACAATATATTTCAGGCTTAGCTTACCTAATAAGTGCTAAAATAAAAAGTCAGGGAATACAGGGTATTAGTTTTTTTCAAAAACCTATGATGTTAGGAATGAAAACTTTTAGCAAGAAGTTCGGTAAAGCAATTTCAGAAGACATATTAAATAACATAAAATAATGGCAACAATAATAGAACAGAAACCTTTATATACTCAAGTACCTGTTGGGCAAGAGGTAATTTTTGTAGTATCTAATAATACGATAGTATCAGGCTTTACTAATGTTAGGTTTATAGCTGATGTGTACATAAGTAACACAACTCCCAGCTCAATTAGTACATCAACAATTCCTGTAGCTACATTTAAAACAACACCTAACAATGCAGGAGTAGGAATATTTGATTTTAAACAAGTAGTAGAAAATTATGTTAGTGCTGATAATATGGCGGCAAATATAAGCTCGTATAAAGGTAACCCTACAACAGATAACACACCGCACCCTTTACACTTAATAGATAAATATTCAAGAAACAAAAAGGCTGCTAGATGGTTGACTATTCAATTTAAAACGCAATATACAGACGCAAATGGTGATATTCAAATAGTAGACCCTCAAAATTCAATTGACTACCTAATATTTAACGGCTACTTAAAATATTCTGATATTCTTACAATGGGTACAAGTACTACAGCTAACGACTTTGGATATGATTTAAGTAGGTTTAATTTGTCAGCACAAACGGACAATTTCTTAACTAATGCGCCAGTTACTCAGTATGCTAATTTAGAAGATTACGGAACACTTGCTTTTTTATCGCCTAATGATAATTTAAGCTATATAAGGTTACAATATAACGACAGTTCAGGTAGTCAAATAGGTACAGAAAATATTGACCGAAACTATGGTAATGGAGCTTATACAAACTTCACTACAAGCGCTGTAATTAGTTTTCTATACTTTGGCTGCTTTCCTGCAAACTTACAAAATTGGAGTTCTACTTTTCAAGCATTAGTTTCAGCAGGAACAATACAGGGCGGCTCTATAGTTGCACAGGCTTTTGGAAGTAGCGGCAACAGAATATCAACTCAATACACAATTAATATAAATTGTCCTAATTTAAAAGGTTACGAAAGTATCAGACTTTGTTGGCTTAATCAATGGGGTGCTTGGGATTATTATACTTTTACTCAGAAGTCAATAAGAAACATATCAACTAAAGGTTCTACATACGAGCAACTAGCAGGAACTTGGAACGAAGCAGCTTACAGAGTAGATAGTTATAAGGGCGGTAAGAAATCTTTTAGAGTAAACGCTACAGAGAAAATTACAATGAATTCAGACTTTGTAAGCGAAAGCGAAAATGATATGTTTGAAGAATTAATAAACAGTCCTGAAGTTTATATTTTAGAAGGTTACCAAGATGACGCAACATCTTCAGCACTTAATCAATATGTAAAACCTGTAAGGCTTACAACTTCTAGCTTTACAAAAAAGACAGTAGCAAACGACAAACTTATTCAGTACACTTTTGAAGTAGAAAAGAGTAAAACACTAAGAACACAATCAGTATAATGTCAGTACAACTAATAGTATTCCCACAAAGTTATGAAGGGCAATTTAATTCAACATCTACAATTGCAAATGAATTAGTAGTTGATGGTATTAACTTCAATACAATAAATAATTCAAGTAGTTATGACGCACCTTCTTTATTACAAACTGCAATAGACAATCAACCGCCTAGTGTTGTTAATACTTGGTACCGTTACAGGACAACAGGAAGCGGAACACCAACTTTGCCAACTGAAGTATCAGGTAATTTAACTCTTTATTCAGTTTCTACTCAAAGTCTTTGTGGTGTTTATCAAAAGTTATCTAACTTAGTTGTAGGGAATGTTTATGAAATAGTAATTGATGTAAGCACAACAGGGGCAGGGTTTATAGTGCCAACTATTTATGATGGTTCTACTTTCGTAGCGGCAAATCTTTTTAGTGCAGGGTCAAGTCAGGTTACTTATAGTTTTACAGCTACAACAGTAAATCAAATTATAGTTATTAGTTATTCTAACACAACAGCAGACAATATAGTTATAAGTAATATATCAGTATCGCAACAGGGTATTACTCCAACTACAATTTATACAGACCTGCAAGACGGTCAAGTTATTTGCGACCTTTACGAAGATGAAGACATCCCTTTAAGTCTTAGTGTAGATGACTTTAAAAATGTAGCTGAGAAAGTACAGTCATATTCTAAGGCTTTTAACTTACCAGCTACAAAAAGAAACAATCAAATCTTTGACAATATTTTTGAAATAACGAGAACAGATACAGGGCTTAATTTTAACCCTTATAAAAGAACTAAAGCAATTTTAAAACAAGATGGCTTTTTATTATTTGAAGGCTATTTAAGAATGCTTGATATTTCAGATAAGTCAGGCGAAACAAGCTACAATGTAAACTTATATTCAGAAGTAGTTGCGTTAGCTGATGTATTAGGAGACAAGACTTTTTCAGATTTAGACTTTACAGAATTAACTCACGATTACCAAAAGACTAATATCATTAATAGTTGGAATGACGCACCAAGTGCAGGTATTACTTACACTAACGCTAGTACTTCAGGTTTTAGAGATGCTAACAGTACTGTTAAATATCCTTTTGTAGATTGGACACATCAAGCACTGGTAGGCGGTTCAACAGGAACAGGAGCTATAAGTGGAAACCCTGAATACACTTCTTTAGAGCAAATCTTTAGACCTTTTATAAATATAAAGTATTTAATTGACAGAATATTCCAAGCAGTACCTTTTACTTACGAAAGTGAATTTTTTAATACAGACGATTTTAAAAAATTGTATATGGACTTTAATTATGGAGAGAATGAGCTAACTATTGGAATGGGTAAGCAAAATAACTCTACTCTAGGTGACCCTATTACAACATCTACTGCTTTTCCAACTTTTACTAATTTAAGATTATATGAACACTACCCAAACAATCCTCTTTCAGAGGTAGGTTATGATGTTACGACAGGAACGCTTACATCTTCAGCAGACGATAGCGCTTATTCAATAAATTATTCGTTCTCGTTAAACAGAAGCATTTCATCAGCAGCATCATTTAGATGGGTGCATAAAGATGCTTTAGGAAATATTATAAATACAATAGATTTTATTCCATCAGTTTCATATACTGCAGCTACATCTACCCCCCTTATTTATAGTGGCTACTTTACAATTTTATTACAAAATAATGAAACACTAGAACCACAATTTTTAACACTCGTTGCAGGAGGACTAAAACAAAAAAACTTTTATTCTTATTGTACTTTTGGTTTAAACCCTAGTATTATAACATCAAATTCATTGCTTCAAACCCTAAGAGGTGAAATAGAGCAATGGGGTTTTGTAAAAGGTTTACTTACAATGTTTAATTTAGTTACTTTGCCTGATGAAGATAATCCTAGTAACATAAAGATAGAACCTTATTCAGATGTATTTTTAAATAACCCTAATAGTGTTGAGTTAGATTGGACAGAAAAAATAGATGTTTCACAAATGAAGCTAATGCCTTTGACTGATTTAAACAAAAAAACTATTTTTAAGTTTGTAGAAGACGAAGACGACTTTGCTTTTATGAATTATAAAAAACAAGTAGGCGGTCACTTATACGGAAGTAAAAAGTATGACGCTTCAGAGTTTACAATTTTATCAGGAGAAGATGAAATAGTTGCAGAACCTTTTGCAGCTACAGTAGTTAAACCGTTAATGCAGCAATATACTGATTTAATAACACCTGCCCTTTACGCTAAAGGTGATGACGATACTTGGGAAGGTTTTGACAATAGTCCTAGAATAATGTTTAACAATGGAATAAAATCTACAATATACGATTATTTTATACCTGCACAAAATAATTTAGCTTCACAAAACTTAGATACTTATTTGCAATTTAGTCATTTGACAGATATACCTACTATTCAAGCAACATCAACAATAGCAGGTTCTCGTGACTTTCACTTTGGACAATGTCAATTAATACCACCTGGAGTAAACTCAGTACCTGACAATTTATTTAACTTGTATTGGCTACCTTATTACTCAGAGCTTTACAATCCTGATACTAGAATTATGACACTTAAAGTAAATTTAAGTCCTTCTGATATTAATACGTTTAAATTTAACGATACAGTCTTTATCAAGAACAGAACATTCAGAGTTAATAAAATTGACTACAAACCTAACGACTTAGCAACAGTAGAATTTATACTAATACCGTAATGAGCAAAATACCAACAATACCATATTTAACAGGCTTTGATGTAAAGCCTTTGGCGACTTCACCAATAGGAATAGTAACCTTTACTGATGGAACTAACGAAATAGCACCTAATCAACTACAATGTGAAGCTTACGGATATACTTATAACAAAGCAACAGGAACGTGCTCAATATTTAGATACAATACAAGTATAGGCAGGAGCTTTAGCAATGAAAGTAATAAATTACAGGGAGCAGGAAATACAACTGAAACAGGTACAAACAATACTTATATAATAGGTGAAAACAATACAGTAAAAGGTTTATCAAGAAATAACATAGTAGTAGGAAATAATAACGAAATAGCAAACGGGGTAAACAATGCAAATGTCTATGGAACGAACGGAGAGGCTACTGCTGATAACTCTATAGTCTTAGGCGGTAACTTAGCTACAGACTTGTTAGGCGAAAGACAAAGCATTCAAGTAATATACGGAATACAAACCACTAATGGAACAAATACTATAAGTTATCTTAACAATACAACTGATAAACTCTTAGCAGTACCTGAAAACGCTATAATGTATTTTCACGCAGACGTTATAGCAGTAAGGGTAGGCGGTTCAGGAACAGGAAATTTAGGAGATTATGCTAGTTGGGTAGAACGAGGAGTTATAATAAACGAAAGCGGTACGCTTAGTGTAAGTAGAGAACGTGACGCAATAAAAAGCAACGGAACGGTATCTAATTGGCAACCTACAGGGATAGCGTCAGGAACTAACTTTGCTATGCGAGTAAGGGGAGCAACAAACGTAACAATAGAATGGTGTAGCAATATAACATTCACACAAATTAAAACAGGGGTAGCACTTTAAAAAATATAGTTATGGCAAACATGAACGAAAATATAAATATAAACGTCAACTCTAATGTTGGTGATGTAGCAAAAGACACAAAAAACGCAGCAGCTGAATTTAAAGTTATGGGCGTTTCTCTTAATGGAATAAAAAAAGGCTTTGCTTCAGCGGCAACAACTGCAAAGGGAATGTTTGGCTCAATCAAAGCTGGTATAATTTCTTCTGGAGTTGGCGCATTTGTAGTTTTAGTTGGTTCTTTAATTGCATACTTTAAAAGTACTAAAGATGGTGCTGAAAAGTTAGAAAGAGCAATGGCAGGGTTTGGAGCAGTAATTAGCGTTATTACTGATAGACTATCTGATTTCGGTAAAGTAATAGTAAGTGCTTTTGAAAACCCACAACAAGCAATAGCTGACTTATGGCAAGCTATAAAGACTAATTTACTTAATAGAGTTGAAGGAATAGTTGATGCCTTTAGCTATTTAGGTAAAACTATAAAGTCTGCATTATCTTTAGATTTTGACGAAATGAAGGAAAACGCTGCAGGGTTTGGCGAAAGTATAGTACAAGTAGCAACAGGAGTAGATGACTTAACGGGAAAAATGGCTGAAGGGTTTAAGTCTTTAGGTGAGGAAATAAACAATGACGTAACTGCTATAATGGCATTAAAGAAAAGGACGCAAGAGTTAAGGCAAACAGAAAATGATTTTGCAAAAGATAGAGCAAAGACAAGACAAGAAATACAAAAGGCTAGACTAGAAGCGTTAGATGAAAGTAAAACACAAGAAGAAAGACTTGCAGCTCTTCAAAAAGCAAACGACTTAGAACTAAAGACAACTGCTGCTGCTATAGAATTACAAAAAAAGAAGATAGCAATACAAGCGGAAACTATGGACTTGTCTAAAAATTTGCAAGAAGACGAAGACGCTTTAGTTGCACTAGAAGTTGAGTTAATAAATTTAAAAACTCAATCTTTTCAAACTCAGAAACGACTTGCTACTGAAATGGAAACTCTGACGAATGAAATGAGAGCAAATGAAAAAGCAGCAGAAAAAGAAAAAGCAGACGCAATAAAAAAAGCAGCAGATGAAGAAATAAAAGAAGCGGATAGAGTAAAAAAAGAAAAAGAAAGGCTAGAAAAAGAATTAGTTAAAATAAAATCAGATACAGTAGCTATGGGCTTTAAAGCAGGAAAAGCACTTGCTAAAGAAGGTTCTGTTGCGGCGAAAGGTATAGCAGTAGCTGAAACAATTTACAACACACAAGCTGCAATAATGCAAGCAATGAAATTGCCACCACCTTTTAATACAATACAAGCGGTTGCAACAGGAATTATGGGAGCTACTTCTATACAAAAAATTCTTTCAACTAACCCTGAAGGAGGAGGAGGAGGAGGGGGTTCTGTTTCAGCACCTGCAACACCTGCAACACCAGCACCACAAATGATGTCAGGAGCTTTTGATTTATCAGGCGGTTTAGCACCTGAGCCAATGAAAGCATTTGTAGTAACGGACGAAATGACTAACAGTCAAAACCAATTAGCCAATATTAGAAGAAGGGCTACAATCTAAAATCAAATAAAAATTAACTAAATATATTATATACTATGCCTTGCGAGAAATGTGAAAACGGAAAATACAAATGGGGTAAGACAGGAAGCTGTACTTACGACTCAGTTGCTGAATGTGAAGAAGCCAACAAAGACTATTATGAAAAGACTACATCTATAGTTGAGCTAGTAATTTCTGACGATTCAGAAGAACTAGCTATTGACGCAATTAGTTTAGTAACATCACCTGCAATTGAACAAGACTTTGTTTACTTTGGAAAAGAAAAGAATAACTTAACATTTGCAAAAGTAGATGAAGAAAAAAGAATGCTCGTTTCACCAGCTTTAATTCCTAACAAGCAAATTTTTAGACATAACCCAAACACAGATTCAGACTACTATGTTTACTTTAGCCCTGAAACAGTACGTAAAGCATCTGAACTCTATTTAAAACATAACAATCACCATAAAGCTACATATCAACATCAAGACAGAGTAAGCGGAGTTCTAACAGTTGAAAGCTGGATTATTGAAGATACTAAGTTAGATAAGTCTGCACTTTACGGATATTCACTTCCTGTAGGCACTTGGATGGTAAAACTAAAAATTTCTAATGATGAAATTTGGTCTAAGATAAAAGAAGGCGAACTTAAAGGTTTATCAATTGAGGGTTACTTTACGGACAAAATGGAACAGATGTCACAAAAAGCACCAACTAATGAGGAAATTCTTTCAGCACTAAATGAAATAATTAAGCAAAATCAAACAAAGTAATAGTTTATCTATTATATATTATAAACACTAATAAAACTAAAAAGAATTATGGACATTAAAGAACAAATCTTAGTAGCACTTGGTTTAAACAAAACTGAAGAAGAAGTAGTTTTAGCTTACCAAGCAAAGTCAGAAGACGGAACAATCTTTGTTTCTTCAGCTGATGAATTAGAAGCAGGAGTAGACATTTCAGTTTTGACTGAAGACGGTACTACAATTTTATTGCCTGTTGGAACTTACAAGACTGACACAGGAGTATCTTTTAGAGTTGAAGAAGAAGGTATTGTTTCAGAAGTTATTGAGTCAGAAACTGAGGAAGTAGATACAGTAGAAGAAGAAGACTTAGCTGAAGAAACAGTATTAGCAGAAGAAGATGAAGAAGATTATGAAGAAGAAGCTGATGTTGCAGATTGGAAGGGTATGGAAAAAAGAATTGAAAACCTAGAAATCGCAGTAGCTAAACTTAAAGAAGAAAAAGTTGGCGGTGATGACGAAGTTGAGGAAATGTCGGAAGAAACAGAAGAACCATCTACAAACCCTAAGTCTATAAAAACTACAGAGGTAGTTGAGTTCTCAGCAGAAGACGAATTAACTAAGTTAAAAGAAGAAAACGAAAGATTAAAAACTGAGTTGGCTTCACAACCTGCTTCAGCTCCTTTAGATGTAAATAAATTCAGTTCAGACAGAAAACCTGTATCAAGAGCAGAATACAATAAAATGACAAGAAGAGAAAAATTCTTACACGATTTAAATAAATAAAAATTAATAAATAATAAGTAGAGATAACTCTACATAACTAACTAAAAATCAACAAATTATGGCTTTTACAACAACGAGCAATTTCAGCGGGAAGGCGGCAGGATTCTATATTTCTGCAGCTTTAAAACAAGCAAATTCATTAGACTACTTAACTATGATAGAAAATATCAAGTATAAGTCTAACATTCAAAGAATGGCAGGTTCAGGACTAGTTGCAGATGCAACTTGTGACTTTAATGACGCAGGTACTTTAGCACTTACAGAAAAAGTATTAGAACCTAAAAATTTACAAATCAACTTAGACCTTTGCAAATCTACTTTACTAGATTCATGGGAAGCGTTACAAATGAGAGCAGGAGCAGGCGCACCACCTCCAGCATCTTTTGACGACTATGTAATTTCTTACATGGGTGAAATCATAGCACAAGCAACTGAAGAAAGTATTTGGGAAGGAACTGCAGTAGCAGGGAAATTCAATGGTTTCTTAGGTGCAGCTACAGGTCTTTTATTACCAGGGGTTGACGCAACAGTTGTTCAATCTTCAGCATCAGCTGCTTATACTGCAGCTAACATTATCGCTAACTTACAAACTTTAACTTCTGACATGGCAACTAACATTTCAGCAGTATTGAGAAAAGAAGACTTACATATCTATATGTCACCTAAGACTTATGCTTTATATGTATCAGCAGTATCTACTTTAGGATATGTAAATGCTTATAATATGAACGGAGACTACCAACCTGTATTTGAAGGGTACAAAATCGCAGTTTGTAACGGAATGGCTGACAATCAAGTAGTAGCAGCAGAAAAGTCTAACTTATATTTTGGGACTGACCTCCTAAGTGACAGTACACGTATAACACTTTTAGACCTCGCAGACCTTAATGGGAGCGACAACATGAGATTAGTTGCTCGTTACTCAGCAGGTGTTCAAACAGGAGTTGGAGCTGATATCGTAAGACAATCATAATAAAATAAATAATACGGAAGGAGGGGGTAAAACCCTTCCTCCCTTAACCTAAAACATAAAATATCATGGCTTGCATAGCACTTACGAAGGGGAGGGGACTCGACTGCTCAAGAATCAGCGGTGGGATAAAAAATATTTATTTCGGAGTTTACGACCAATTTACAGCACCACTTACAACAGTAGGAATAGTCCAAGCAAATGGAGAAATTTCAGACATTGAAATGGCTTCATCAACAGGACTTTACAGATACACTACACCTCTAGGCGTAGCTAGTCTTTCAGAAACAATTACAGGAAGTAAGGAAAACGGAACAATTTTCTACACACCAACTGTAACTGTAATTCTTAACAGACTAACAAAAGAAGACCAAAATCAAATTAAATTATTATCACAGACGAAACTTGTTATTTTCTGTGAATTAAATGCAACTTTAGCAAACGGACATAATGTAATTGTAGGGCTAGGAGTAACTAACGGAATGGAACTTAATGCAGGTACTATTGATTCAGGAGCTGCTTTCGGAGACAGAAACGGATATACTCTTACATTTGACGGAATGGAGCCAATCCCATTCCCAATGGTCGCAGATTATACAACTAATCCTTTTGACAATGGAGCGTTTACAAATGTTTCAGTTACAACATCTTAATTAGTTTTCTTATATATTCTTGATTGAGGGGTGCTTTGGCACTCCTTTTTCTTTTAAAGCAAATAAATTCAAAGTATTTCTATTATATACTAGACAAACTAACTATGATACAAGCAACAACAGAAACAGAAATTAAGATATATGTGCAAACTGAAGACAATCGCATAAATACTTCTGTAGCTTCTACTCAAATAAGGCACTTAGTTAAATTTACTAATGACTTAGACAAGTCTGTTTATTATGCTTACGGAAATACAGAACTTATTAAGGATAGATATACTAATATAAATATAGGTTACTCTACACCTAATATCTATACAGGGCAATTAAAGTTATTCCCAGCTGGATATTATAAGTACGAAATTTACGAAGTTAGTTGGGTAGGAACAGTAACTGTATCTTCAGGTAATGCACCTGCAAATGAGAATGACGTTTTAAGTCCTGCTGCTAACGATAAGGGAGTAGTACAAGGGTTAGTTACTAAGGGCAAAATGTATCTAGCAGAAAAAGACGGAACGGAGCAAGTACAATACGTGCAAAGAGAATCAGCGACAGAAACGAATTATATATATTACGGACAATAAAATAAATAAAAATGGCAATAGAAAACGTACAACAATTATTAACAGAGCAACTAGGTAAAAACGGTAGTACAGAAATATTTACAACCGCAGCACAAACTTCTAAAGATTGGTACTGTGTTTACTTCCCTGTAGAAAGCGTTGTAGCTTCAATAACTGTAGCGGACGCAACAGGTGAAGCTGCTTTACATACTACTTTACCAGCAGGAACAACTTTATTTATGAACGTAACTGCAATTACTTTGACTAGCGGCATAGGAATTGGTTACTACGAAGGAGTAACTACATAAGATATGTTAGCACTTAAACAAGCATTAAGTTTAGTTACTATTAAAAAAGTTGGCGGAGCTTGGCAACCTTCTGACGAAACAGGTTTAGAAGCGTGGTATAAATATCAAACAGGAATTACTTTAAATGGTTCTGATGTTTCACGTTGGACTGATAGTTCTTCTAATAGTTTTGATATGTCACAAGCTACTGCAAGCGAGCAGCCAGCTTACAATTCAGGGGCTATTGACTTTGACGCTTCAGCTACTCAAAATTTAGGTTCTGCAAGTGACATTACTTTAAGCGGTGCTTTTACAATAGGTATAAGGTTAAACCCTGCTTTAAATAATGTAGTTGTACTAGGTGATAATTCTTTAGGTGAAAACGAATTTATTAAAATAACAAATAGTACAAAGTTAAGAATGAAAATTGACAATACGTCAGCCGATATTACTGTTAATAGCGGAGACTTAGCTGCTGACAATTATTTAGTTATTACAAGAAACGCATCTAACTTGCTTACGCTTCATATTAATGGCGTAGCACAAACTGATACAGAAACTTTAGGAGGAACTGCGAATATGGACGCAATTGGAGTAAGGGCAACAGACGCTAATCCTTATGACGGAACTATTAGCGAAGTACAAATATATGATACAGAAAGCACGGAACTTACTGCTAATGTAAATACTTATTTATCAAACTTATAAAATGGACAAAATAATTTCAGTAGATTTAAGCACTTCAACAGCTCCTGTAGTACAGGAAGTAAGGGGGAAAGATTATATAGAATATGGAGATGCAAATGGGGAGTGGCGCAATTTATTCCCACAATTTTTAATTGACCTTTACTACTCTAGTTCTATAACAGCTGCTATTGTAAACGCTACAGCTGAAATGGTTAGCGGAGATGATTTGATAATTTCTGATGAAGATGATAGAGACATAGAAGCAAGAGTAAAGTTACAGAACTTTATTAATAATGCTAATGGTAATGAAACACTTCACGAGGTAATTAAAAAAGTAGCTTTTGATTTTAAACTTCAAGGGGCTTTTGCACTTAACATAATTTGGTCAAAAGACAGAACTCAAATTGCTGCTATTCATCATATTCCTGTAGAAAAAATACGCTGTGAAAGACCTGATGAATTTGGAAAAACTAACGCTTATTATGTTTCAGGAGATTGGGCAAATACAAGAACAAACAAACCTTATAGAGTGCCTGCTTTTAATGTAAATGATAGAACTTCACCTAACCAAATATTGTATTCAGGTCTATATAGTCCTAATATGAACTCGTACTATACGGCTGACTACATCTCTTGTAATAATTGGAGTCTTATTGATAGTAAGGTGTCGGAATACCACCTCCAAAACGTGAGTAATTCTTTCTCGGGGAGTTTCATGATTTCCTTCGCAAATGGAATTCCTACACAAGAAGAAAGAAGACAAATAGAGCAAAGTATAACAGAGAAATTTACGGGTACTAATGCAGGTAAATTTATTTTAACTTTTTCAGATGACAAAACAAGAGTGCCTGAAATTAATGCTATTAGCCCTTCAGATTTAGACAAGCAATATATAGCACTCCAAGAACTACTTACAAGTAACATCTTAGCAGGTCATAGGGTAACTTCTAAGACACTTATGGGCTTAGATACAGCTAACGGGTTCTCAAGTAACGCAGATGAGCTTTTAAACGCTTCTAATTTTTACTTAAATACTGTTGTTATGCCTTTTCAAAATCAAATAATAAAAGTATTACACAAGATATTCAAAGTAAACAATATGGATATGCCTGTAGAGTTTGTACAACTAAAACCTATAACTATTCAATTTGACTCTAAGACTATTAGAGAAGTTATGACGATTGACGAGATAAGGGCTGACTTAGGGCTTGAACCTTTAGGGGAAGAAGATACAGTAGAGCAAGACGTTAAACTTGCTAAGGTAGGAAGTATGATAACTGACGGTAAAGAACTACCTTTATTCGATACTATAGAAGAAGCAGAAGAAGAAGCAAAAAGGATTGGTTGTAGTGGTACGCATATACATACACAAGATGGTAAAGAGTATTATATGCCATGTGAAAACCACGAGCAAATAACATCTTTAAAAAAATGTAACTGTAAAAAAACAGAAAATGACTTTACAGAGTTAGAAAGTTTTATTGAAGAATTTGGAGAAGATATACCAGAAGACTGGGAATTGATAGATGAGGAAATTGTTGATGGAGAACATCAAGATTTTAATTATGAAGCTGAATTAAATAGTTACAACAAAACAGAATTAGCATCTACAGGAACGGCAAGACCAAACGCAAGAAGTGAACAAGACGGCACTAATAAATCAGATAATGATTTTTACAAAGTTAGGTATGTTTACACTAAAGATAATTTCTTAACTCAGGAAGGAAGTACAAGAGATTTTTGTAGTAAAATGATGGCTGCAAGAAAAGTTTACAGAAAAGAAGATATTATACAAATGGGTACAAGACCTGTCAATGCAGGTTGGGGCGCAAGAGGTGCTGCTACTTATTCTATATGGCTTTACAAAGGCGGAGGTAACTGTCATCATTTTTGGCTTAGACGAATCTATAAAACATCTTTAAGGGGTGCAAAGAGTAATATTAAACCTAGCGAAGCAATTTCTTATACTAAAGCATTATCTGAAGGGTTTACTGCTGAAAGAAACGACACACTTGTAGCTAGACCACCAAAAAGAATGAAAAATAACGGCTTTTTAAAACCAAGATAACCAATGGCATACGTATTATTTATATCAGAAGCAAAGCTAAAAGATAGCACTGCAATTAACTTAAATGTAAGTACAGACTTACTATTGCCTTATGTATTACAGGCACAAAAATTGTATGTAGAACCTAAGCTCGGAACTACACTTTATAAAAAGCTAGAAAGTTTAATTACAGCAGGTACAATTGGTAATGTAGGGAACGAAGCGTACAAAACTTTAGTAGATGACTACATTGGAGACATGCTTCCTAACTGGGCATTTTATCACGCTATACCGTTTTTAAGATTTAAGATAGAAAACGGTAATATCTATTCTAAGACTTCAGAAACAGGAACGGCTTTAAGCACAGAAGAAGCTCAACACCTTAGAGAAGAAGTTAGAAATACAGCAGAATATTATACAGAACGTCTAATTGACTATGTTACTAATAACACTACTAGCTTTCCTGAATACAATACGAATAGCGGTGCTGATATTTCAGCAGACCAAAACGCTTACTACAATGGTATGAATCTTGAAAGACCAATGCGACAAGGAACTAAACTTACTTTAAGAAACTTTTTAAACGCTTCTGATTACTAATGAAGAAACACTATAAACCTAAAACTAAGAACGTAACTAAGCTAAAGACTTACTTAGATAAAAAAACAAAACAAAATGACAGAAGTAAAAGACACTCTACAAGTAGGGTTAGCCAATAGTTCAGCAATAGCATTCAGCGTAACAGACTGCAACGAAATATTAACTCTAGTTTCTTTGATTCTAGCAATAAGTTTTACTATATATAAATTCATTCAATTTGAAAAAAATAAATAAATGGCTCGTAAAGTTATTACAAGCGCTTTTAAAAGCATTAAAAGGAAACGAAAGGGTGTACACTCCAAAAACGCAAGTAAAGGACAGAGCGGCTACAAAAAAGCCTACAGAGGTCAGGGGCGTTAATCTTCTTTTAATTAGAGATACTTTTACAGAAAAATCAACTATTGGTCGTTTGTTTATCAATGGGGAAAGTTTTTGTGATACCTTAGAAAACCCTTATATTAATAACGAAAGAAATATAAGTTGCATTCCAGAAGGGCAATACAAAGTTAGACTAAGGCTTCCTAGAGAATCAGCAACTAGGGATTATTTACATTTATTAGTTCAGGACGTTCCTAATAGAAGCTATATTTTATTTCATGTCGGAAATAAACCATCACACACTAAAGGCTGTATATTAGTTGGTAATGGTCGTAAACAAGACATTGTTCAAAACTCACGTTTAGCTATGGACTTACTTATCAAAGAAATACTTAGTTTAGGCGGCGAAAATATTAATTTAATAATCAAAAATAAATAATCATGAAAAATTTTTTACAGAAGTACCTTATCGGACAGATGCTAAAGTCAAAGAAATTTTGGTATGCAATCAGTTCAGTAGTAGTACCAGCTTTAGTTACTTATTTAGGAGTTGATGAAACAACTGCAAAAGATTTGTACTATGCAATCTTAACTTTAATTGTAGGTCAGGGAATTGCGGACGTTGCAAAGAAATAACAGATACAGGTTAAAGCCACACGAAATTGTGGCACTAGAAAAGATGCGAGAAACCGAGACTAGAAATGTTCTAGTTATCGGTGACTTGCATGAGCCCTTTTGTCTTGAAGGCTACTTAGACTTTTGCATAGAACAATACTATAACTATAATTGTACTGAAGTAGTCTTTATAGGTGACGTAATAGACAATCACTACTCTAGCTACCATGAAGCTAGTGCTGATGGTATGGGCGGCTTAGATGAGCTAGAATTAGCTATTAAGAAAATAGGGCGTTGGCGTGATGCCTTCCCTATGGCTACAGTTATTATAGGAAATCATGACAGAATAATAATGCGTAAAGCCCAAACCTCTAGCATTCCTTCTAAATGGATTAAGTCTTTTAAAGAAGTATTAGAAACACCTGACTGGAACTTTGTTGAACGATACGAGCTAGACGGTGTACAATATATACATGGAGAAGGCGGAACTGCCAGGACTAAGTGTCGTGCTGATATGATGAATACAGTACAAGGACATTTACATACCCAATGTTATACAGAGCATTATGTCGGTAAGAAGTTCAGAGTATTTGGAACACAAGTCGGCTGCGGTATTAATCACAAATCGTATGCTATGGCGTATGCAAAATATGGTAAAAGACCAGCAGTTTCTTGCGCAGTTGTGCTAAATAACGGTAAAACTCCACTCAATTTGTTAATGCCTTTGTAGGTTTTTAACCTCTTTTTCAACCAATTTTAATCTTTTTTTAAATTTATTTTAGTATCATTTACTAGATAAGGGATAACTTTTTTTAATATTTTTAGTTAAAAAGTATGTTAAAAGTTAGGTTAGTAAGTTTTTTGTTATATCTTTGTACCATCAAAATTAAATTAATTAAATAATAAACATAACTATGGCTAAAGAAAGGAAAAACACGGAGGAAATAAAAAAAGATTTATTAAAGTATTTATATGATTTAGATGGTGTTTTATACTACTATAAATTTTTTAACTTTACTTATCAAGGTGAAGAAGTAAAAGAAATAAGAAAAGATATTGAAAATATAAAAAACAAAATAAACAAATTAAAATAATAAGAAATGAACTACAAAATCGTAAACAAGAAAACAAACGCTACTTATTTTTTAAATGAAAAAGAGTATCAAACATTCTTTAATGTAAACAGCCTTTATAAAGATGGTCAGTTTAAATATGAAGTCTATAATTTAACTAAAGCAAAAGCTAAAAGAAAAGCTAAGATATTAGATTTACTTGCACATTTATGTGTATTTGCAGCTTCAGTATTAGCTACTTTACTTTACATTCAAAACTATTAAGATGACTAGAAAAGACGCAGAATATTTAGAATACTCTACATACGTAGATTATAGCGAACCGAAAATATCTTTTATTACAGGCGAGCTAATAGACGACACTAAGGTGATAGCTGAAGAATGGCTTTTAAAACCTCAATACATTCCTACTAAGGTAACAAGTGCAAGCGGTAATGACTTAGCTTACAATAGTCGTTCAGTAGTAGTAGTAGGAACTGCTTTGCAATGTTATAGAAAGTTTAGTGAAATGCTTAAAACTTATGGTTGGCAACAGAAAGATAGTTGGAATGTAGAGCTAAAACCAATCTATAAAACACACTATAAAAATAATGGCAATTTGCCTGTAATAATAAACCTTAAATAAAATGACAGAATACAAAACTTGCAACAAATGTTCTTACGATATTTTAGATAGTGAAGGAGAAGTAATGGAACACGAATGCTTAATAGACAAAAGACTGCACGAAATAAATACTTTTCAATGTGTAGATAACGAACTATATTTAAGAGGAAAAGATGAATACGGAGAAGACTTTCAAATATGTTTTGACGCTTTCAACTTCTTAGAATGGATAGACAAAGAACAAATAGAATATATAAAACAAAAAGTAATTGAGTATGTTGAAAACAAATAATTATATTACTTTTACACCGAATTATTAACAGGCAAAAACCCTAGCCAATAAACATAGGTAGAATATATGAAAACAGAAGCATTAAAAGAAAAGTACATTAAGTACAATCTAACCAAAGATGACGTGTTCAAACATCAGCACTACATCATCTTGACAAGAAGCGGTATTGATAAGATACAAGCTTTGGAAAATATTAACATAGATTATGAAGTAATTAAATGCGAAAAAGATTTTTGCGTAGTAAAAGCCTATGCAAGAAAAGAAGGCAAAGCAATTCAAACTTTTGGTTCAGCTTTAAAAGGAACAGGTTTTAAAGACGGAAACACTAATAGCTGGTACACTATGGAGATGGCAGAAAAGAGAGCTATGAGCCGAGCAGTACTCAAGCTAACAGGGTTCTATGAACTTGGAGTATTTGGAGAAGACGAAGCAGAAGACTTTAAAAAGAGTAATAACTAAATAAATAAATTAAAATGGAAGTAACAGGAAAACTAGTAAAGAAACTTGAGTTAGAAACAGGAACATCTAAGTCAGGTAAAGAATGGCAAAAGCAATCAATTGTAATTGATACTGGAGACGAGTTTAACAACTTAATAGCAGTAAGTGCTTTTGGTGACAAATTAAAACAAATGAACAAGCTAGAAGTAGGAATGGAAGTATCAGTCCTTTGTAATGTTTATTCTAGAGAATACAACGGTAGATACTACCATAATATTGATGGCTACTTTTTTACTAATCAAAGCAACAAATCATCAGGAAATTTATTAGAAAATAAAGATACTATGATGAATGGTGATGCTGATATGCCTTTTTAAGATGAATACAGAAGACAATTTCAAAAACCTTTGCGACCTCACTACAAGTTTAGTGGGGTTGCCTAAAGGCTCTCTAGCTTTAAAAACTAGGAAGACAGAATACCAAGTACCTAGAATGGTTGCAGCTATGGTTGCAAGACTAGAAGATGAAACACATAGAGAAGTAATAGCGAAAGTCTTGGATAGAAACAGAACAAGCGTTAATCATTATGAAAGATGTCACTCATCAAACTATGCTTCTTTTCCTTTATATCGTGATACCTTTAATAAAGTTTACAATGCTTATGCTGAAATAAAAGACGCTAAACTAACTTTTATTGACTTGTATAATTTACAGGAACACTTGAGAAAAAACGGAATACACGATAGCAGAACACATCAAACAACTATACGTATTTTATCTGGTAAATTTGGAACTGACATAAAAGTTTCTTACAGAGACTTTTACAATCAGTTAGAATTATGTAAGTTAGCCCTTCAAAATTACCAACACGAAATAGAAGTTATATGAAAAATTTATTAAGCAGTTCAGCTTTTTTAATAGTGAACAAGCAATTAGCAAAGCAGGTAGGGTTGAAAGGGGCAGTCCTACTTGCTGACCTAATTAGCAAAGAAGAATACTTTATTGCTAACGGAATGACTGACGGATGGTTTTTTAATACTGCTAAGAATATAGAAGAAGATACTTGCTTGACTTCACACCAACAAAGGAAGGCAATTAAAAGCTTAAAAGACTTAGGAATTATAGAAACTAAAGTAGTGGGCATTCCTGCAAAGCAGCACTTTAAAATAATTGAAAACAAGTTGTTAAGTTATTTCAATACTAGTTGTAAAGAAAGTGCAAAACTAGTTGTTAAAAAAACGCAAACTATTAATAAGAATAACAATAATAATAACAATAACAATAATATATCTAATAGGCGTGACAAATTTGTTTTTGAGGTTTTAACTTTTGATTATGAAGAAAGCATTTTAAATAGCTTCATAGACTACTGGACTGAGCCTAACAAGTCTAATACCAAAATGAAATATGAATTAAATAAAACTTGGGAAACAAAAAGAAGACTAAAGACTTGGGCTAACAATCAAAAGAAATGGGATAAGCCTAAAACAAAAACAATGTCTAAAATAGATATGCAATTAAATGAATACTTAAAAGGAAAAGAATATTTATGAAACCATTAAAACAAGAAAACTTAAAAGAACTGACTGAAAAAGTTTATGAGCTTATAGCCAAAACTTCAATAGAAATAGGTCATAAAACTGATGGAAAATCTATGGCAAGTCTTAGTAAAATATTTGCAGCAGACTTAATACAAGAAAAGCGTTTTGGTAATATGACCTTTAACCAAATACAAGACGCATTTAGGCAGGGTGTAAGATTTGGCAAAGATGAGCCTTTTTTAAATATAAGAACTTTTTACAAATGGACTTATGCGCAAAAATTAGTAATCGACAACGCTTACTATCAAGTGCATACTTTAGGGCAGCCAAAAGAAAAAGTACTATTTTATCAAGAACCTTTAAAACTATTAAAATGAAGATATTAAATTTATATACAGGAATAGGTGGTAATAGGAAGCTTTGGGGAAATGAACATAAAATTACAGCAGTTGAATTTAATAAAAAGATAGCTGATAAATATAGTCAATTATATCCTAACGACAATGTAATAGTAGCTGACGCACACGAATATTTGTTAGACCATTATAAAGAATTTGATTTTATATGGACATCACCACCCTGTCAATCACATAGCACAACAAATTATTTTACACAGCATATAAGAAAAAGACCTGTTTACCCTTCAATGAAGTTATATGAAGAAATAATATTTTTGGACAATTTTTACAAAGGAAAGTATTGTGTAGAAAATGTAGTTAGTTATTATGAACCATTAATAAAGCCAACTAAGATAGGAAGACATTACTTATGGTCTAACTTTAACATACCCTTAATTAAACAACCAAAGGCTGACATAGGCACAATGATTAAAGGACACCCAAATAGAGCAAATCTAAAACCTTTAGAAGAAAGAAACGCAGTAAATTCAGAACTAGGACTACATGTACTGAACCAAGCGTTAGGTATTATAATAGAAAATAAAGTTGAACAAAACAAACTATTTTAAAATGAAGATATTAAATTTATATGCTTGTCTTGGAGGTAACCGTTACAAGTGGAATGAAGTAAAAAAAGATATTGATGTAACCGCAGTAGAGCTTGACCCTGAATTAGCTAGATTATATCAAGAAAGATTTCCTGATGATACTGTAATTATAGCGGACGCACATCAATACTTGTTAGACCATTACAAAGAATTTGATTTTATATGGAGTTCTCCACCCTGTCCTAGTCATAGCAGAATAAATATAAGTCAATACACAAAAGAAAATTGGAAGCCTAAATACCCTAGTATGTCGCTTTATGAAGAAATTATATTTTTAAAACATTATTATACAGGAAAGTATGTAGTGGAAAATGTAATTCCTTTTTATGAACCATTAATACCTGCACATAAAAGAGATAGACATTTGTATTGGACAAACTTTAATTTGCCTAATGATTTAAACGGAAGAAAAAACCCTGACTTAAGTAGAACAAAAGACTTAATTACTGTAATGTCAAAATATCACGATTACGATTTCTGTCAATACAAAGGTAAACAACGAAAAGATAAAATAGCAAGAAACCTAGTAGATTATGAAGCTGGAAAAACAATATTTGAAACAATGCTTGGTATAGTAAGAAAAGAAGATATTAAACAAACAGAACTATTTTAAAATGAAGATATTAACAATCGTATGGGGAATAATAATTCTACTTTGCATTATAGAGGCTTATTTCTGTACTAAATTTGACAACAATGAAAACAATTAAAATTACAGAAAAAGAAGTAAAGAGCCAATCAGATGCAGTTCTCTGGCACTTAAAAACTTACGGAAGTATTACAAGCTATGAAGCTATAAAAGAATACGGAGCAACTAGGCTTTCAGCTATTATTTTTAATCATAGAAAAGAAGGTTATAATATAGACAGTATGCCTTTGACTAAAAAAACTAGATTTGGAAGAAATACAACTATTGCTAAGTATATCTATACTGCACCACCTCAAGAGCTGATTCAAGAAATGCTATGGCATTAAAAACTATAAGCAAATTAAAAAAAGAACTAGACAAGTGGTTCAGTCTTTATATAAGGCTTAGAGATGCTAACGAGTACGGAATGGTGCAATGCTTCACTTCAGGAAGGGTTTACCATTATAAAAAAATTCATGCAGGGCACTTTATGTCAAGAAGGCATCTATCAACTAGATGGTGCGAAACAAATGTACAACCGCAGTCTGCTGCTGATAATTTATTCGGACAGGGTGAACAGTTTAAATTTGGTTTAAACTTAGATAGTAAATTTGGAGAGGGTACTGCTGAAGAATTACAGTATAAATCAAGAACAACTTTAAAAATTTCTAGGATAGAATATGAAGAAAAAATAAGTTATTACAAATCGCTTGTTGAAAAGTTAAAAAAAGAAAAAGGAATTGAGTAACAATTTTTATATCTTTGGCGTATGATAAAGCCGATTTACGCAAGTGAAGAACACAAGCAAATAATTGAAACATATTTAACTATGTGTATAGAGTTTGCAAAAGACGTAAGCACAAAATCTAGATACAATAATTTTTTAGATGTGGTAGATGTAGTTTTAGAATATCACAATAACTATGGCAAAGGAGTAAAAGAAAATAACTGGTATGATTGGCTTATGATAATTCCTATTAATATGTCAGTTGCTACAAATGGTTTTTTTGCAGGACTAGAAACTAAAACAAACGCTTCAGTAATTAGAGCTTATAAGGTTGTGCTTAGCGACATGGTTTTTGATGTAGTAAATAAGATAGAATCTTTAGAGCAAATAAATGACTGAAATTTACGCAGAAATATCAAATCTTAGTTCTAAGTTTAAGGAAATGTGCTTTGGGCTTACGCAAGATGAAGAAGCAATTAATGACGCAGTACAGGAACTTATGCTTTATTTTCTACAGATGAACCCTGACACTCTAAAAGGTATCTGGGAAAAAGACGGACAAGAAGGTTTAATAAGGTATGGTGCAGTAGTATTAAGAAGAAGTTTAACAAGCACAAGAAGTCCTTTTTATTATAAGTATAATAAATACTACACGCATATAAGTAAATTTTACGAAACAAACGTTACAGACAATTTAAAGTCTATATACAATATGCCTGAAGTAATAGAAGAATACAAATGGACTAAGCTAGAAGAAATAGACAAAGTTTTAGATAAACAAAGTTGGTACGATAAAAAAGTATTTGAGCTTTACTACTCAGGTGAAACTTTAGACAGTCTAGCAAGTAAGACAGGGATAAGCAGAAACAGTTTATTTACTACAATAGATAAAGTAAGAGAAATACTTAAAAAAGAATTGAATGAATAAGTTTTTTGTTCCTAACGAAATTTATGAAGATAGAATAACTATTTGTAAGAGTTGTGTTTATTATTTTAAACCTACAGGAACGTGCAAAGACTGTGGATGTTTTATGAAGATAAAAGCTCGGCTTGCAACAATGGGTTGCAGTCAAAAGAAATGGCAAAAAACAACTGAAATAGAAAAACCTGAAAGTTTACCTCAAGAAATAGTAGATGAGATTTTAGATATGTGGAAAGACTTAAAAACAGGTAGGGCAAAAGACCAAGCAGCTAAAAAAAGAATGATTGAGACATATAATACAATATACAATACTAAATACAATGTAAGAACAAATTGCGGTTCATGTATTTCAACTTGCTTTGATGGAATAAAAAAACTATATAATGAATATGCTAAGGGCTAAACTTAAATTAAATAACAAAGCAGTTATTTCTTTATTTTTTTTCAAACCCTTAGCGTATTTTAAACTTAAATAAATAGAAATGAAAAGAACTTACAAATCAATTAAATGGGTGTTAAATAGCCACATTAAAAAGAATGTCAAAAGCCTTTGGACTTGGGAAAACGACAACTTTACTTGTATCTTTGAAAATTACTCAGGCGATAGCAGAATTTACACACCACACCAACTTTTAAAACTTTTAAATAATGACACAAAACGAAAAACTAATTAAAAACCTAGAGAATATGACAATTGAAGTAGATTATAAAACAACACCAGAACCAAGTTACTACTCAGGTAAAAAGTACGGTTACTCAGCAAGAAAAGTAGTAGAGGACTTTCAACCTGATAGCTACAACTTAGGAACTGCAATAAGTTATCTTTTAAGAGCTGGTAAAAAAGAAGGAAACCCAGCTGAACAAGATATACAGAAAGCAATTAATCATTTACACTTTGAACTAGACAGATTACATAATGAGTCCAAAAGCTAAAATATTTTTATTTTACATATTTATTATTGTAATGATTTTAATTTTAGGTATTTATTATAACTAAAAAATATTATGACTTTATACACTTGCGAATGCGGAAACACAATGGAAATAGGGAAATCTACAATAGTTTTAATAGATGCTAAATGGGTAACTAAGGAAGCACTATGCGAATGCGGTAAGTATATGGATAGCGAACCTACAGAGGGATTGCCTAACCTTAAAAGAACAGAACCTAGTTTAAGTAAACAAAGAGATAAGCTATGGGCA